AAAGCCACGGAGAAAGGTGTAAAAACAGCGAAATCCACCGCAAAGACGGCAATCAAGACCACGGAGCAGACTGTCATAACGGCACAGGCGGCGGCGAAAACTTCGGCAAAGGCTGCACAGAAAGCGGCACAGGTAGCGAAAACCACTGCCAAAACCACAGCTCATGCCGTAAAAGTAACGGTCAAGGCAACGGTTTCCGCAATAAAGGCGATTATTGCAGGTACGAAAACTCTTATTTCTGCCATTATTGCAGGCGGTTGGATAGCGGTACTCATTATATTGATTGTGGTACTGTTCGGCGCTCTCTTTAGCTTGGTGGGTGGAAGCGGCAGTAATTCCTCGTACACGCCCGTCAGTGCAGAGGTGGAAGCCTATGAGCCGTTAATACAAAAATATGCCGCACAGCATGGTATTCCTGAATATGTGGAGCTGATTAAGGCAGTCATGATGCAGGAGTCAGGCGGTAAAGGAAGTGACCCGATGCAGGCTTCCGAATGTGGTTTCAATACAAAGTATCCCAACACACCAAATGCGATTACCGACCCAGAGTATTCCGTCAATGTAGGCATTCAAAACCTTGCATCCTGCTTAAATGCAGCAGAGGCAGAAAACCCGATAGACATGGATAATATCAAGTTAGCTTTGCAAGGCTATAATTATGGTAACGGCTATATTTCGTGGGCAAAAAGCAATTACGGCAGTTACACCTATGCAAATGCAGTTGAATTTTCTACCATGATGGCAGAACGTCTTGGATGGTCAGGCTATGGGGATACCCAGTATGTATCTCATGTTTTACAGTATTATCCGTTTGGCAGGATGCCTACGGGAATGGGAAATCAAGCAATTGTAGAGGTTGCTGCATCACAGCTTGGCAACGTTGGCGGTCAGCCCTATTGGTCATGGTATGGCTTTGATTCCCGTGTGGAATGGTGTGCCTGCTTCGTCAGTTGGTGTGCCGACCAATGCGGATATATTGATGCAGGCATCATACCAAAATTTGCTCTCTGCTCGGATGGTGTTACTTGGTTTCAGCAGAATGGACAATGGCAGGATAACACTTATACGCCCACTACAGGAGATATTATATTCTTTGATTGGTCGAGTAAAGGTCAGGATGGTAATTCTGACCATGTGGGTATCGTTGAGAAAGTCGAAAATGGTATCGTTTATACCATAGAGGGCAACTCCGGCGATAGCTGCCGCCAGAGAAGCTACTCTATCGGTTATTATGAAATTCTTGGTTATGGTGTGCCTTCTTACTAATTCGATGGCTGCTTTAAAGCAGCCATCGTTTACATAGATAAAGAAAAACCCTAAACATCAAAAGTAAACATATAATTTTACATCAAAAACATACATGCAGCGGCAAATTAAAAAGTACGCCGTTAAACAAACAAATACAAACGGTTGAATAGATTATAAAATTGGAGTATAATTATAAAGATTAAAAAACAGAGCGAGAACCGTGAGCGAGATAAAAGAAGATAAATGGATAAATATCGATGAAATTGCAGAGTATTTTGGCGTTAAGGTGGCTTTGTGGTTGGATTATAAAGATAAGGATTTTCTTGCACAGAAAATTGGAAAGGCGTGGAAATTCAAATACTCAGAGCTTGAAGTTTGGATAAAAAAACAAAATAAAGATTAGAATTGCCCTATAATGATTTGTGAACACAAAATATATTGAGAGGCTAGAATGGAGATAAAAGAGGTATGGCTGTGAAAAAGTCAGAATTATATTCCCTTTTATGGGAAGCTTGTAATAAATTAAGAGGTGGCGTTGAGCCGTCAAGATATAAGGACTATGTGCTGCAAAGAGTGAATATGTAACACTGAAGGATGGTACGCCTCGGCTAACTTCAAAAGCAAAGAACATTCTAGATAAATGTGTTATTAATATTTGCGAACATAATGTCGTCAAGTATCAACATTACGAAAGAGATTTTTCAGAATTCGCATACTTGACAAGGGCTACTGACACTGTTCAAAAGGCTGTCACTTTTAATCCCAAGAACCAAAGTGTATTTAGATTTGCAACTGACGAGCTATTTCATTCGGCGGTACAAACGCTGGATGAATATGATATGCAAGAAGAAATTCAATTGATGAAAATGCTAGGAGACCCAGAAGCGACTTTGTGTAACTGTTTATGGTTTTTGATGGAGAAGCGAAAATGGAATTACCCCGAACAGTTTAATGAAAAAACGGAGCTTCACAAAAATTATCACGGCAAAATAAAAAACAACACTTGCAACAATATGAAAACAAATACTTTGATGACAATTTGTGTGGGGTTGCAACAGACATTTCGCATAGTGGAGAAAATATTTGAAAAGTCCAATAATAAATTAGATTACTATAACGACCCTGATATGACATACATTCATATTTTAGAGCGATTCCCGGGCATTTCCCTTATAGAATTTAACGATATGCTAGAAATAAAAAACATCTCTAGATTAGAGACGAAATCCCGAGATTAAAAGTTCATAACTCGCCAAGTTGGCTTTGAACCCCGAAAGGGGTTCTTTTTTTATGCCCAAATACTCAAAAACCTTGATTATTGCCAATTTCATGCCTAACTCGCTGAGTTGGGCATGAAATTTTAAACTCCAGTAAACTACATATACAAGCTCCTTAGAGCTTAATAAAAATATTCTACAGCCTGATATGCATTAAGGGCTAAAGGATACGAGTATAGCCAACACCATGCGCTCAATAGCATGGTCGGCTAATTCGATACCCTTTCCTTTTCTGCGCCCATTTTAGGCTTGAGGGTCTGTGTGTCGAGTTACATAGGCTCTATTTTTGTCCTTTCGCCCCTCTGCTCAGGCAGAAAGGACAAATCATGAAAAAGCAGTTCTACGTCACTATCGAAGGTCAGCAAGTACCCGTAACCGAGGAAGTCTATCGTGCCTACAATCAGCCTGTATGGGCTGAGGAGAAGAGACAAGAACGCAGCAAGCGTTGTCAAATCAGTAATGGAAAAGGCGGTGTTAAGCGTTGTGAAGGTAATTGCAGCAAATGCTCACATGGACGTAATGGCAGCATTCTATCGCTCGATTGTCTTGAAGAGAACGGAAGCCACCTTGCCGACACTAAAGTTGCTGACCCACAGCAGCTTTTTGAGGACAGGCTTCTGACCGAAGCTCTAGGGGCTGCGGTGACAGATCTCGAACCCGAAAACCAGATGGTTATACAACTCTTTTGCAAAGGAGCGACGGAGCGTGACATTTCAAAAGCGGTTGGCTTATCTCAAAAAGGCGTTAACAAGCGAAAATCCAAGTTGTTTGCAATTCTCTACAGTAAACTGAAAGACTTCGAATAATTATGTGCTCGACTCGCCCTTATCTGTCCTTCGTCAGATGAGGACGAGTTTTGTAAATATTTTCTTCTTTGGTACTCAAATCGAACATTTCTGTCCTTTGAAAGGTGAGAGGACAAAATCCTTTTACCCTGTTTAATGTTTTGTGGCGTGAACGGGATTGTACTTTGAAAACTATATAATCATTCGCCAAATACATTCTCTTTGTGATTGTGATGAGCATAAGCGTGTGCAGTGGTACGCCAGGACCTGCCAAAAGGCAGCAAGCGATAAGTATCAACTCAAAACATTGGGCAGCTCCCGATTTCGCCATAACCCACAAAGAGGACAATGATACTCCCGTCCAGTCTCAGTCCGAGCGGTAACCAACCCGTCGCAGGCAATGAGGGCGGCTCTGTCAGAACGACAGTTGGGGTGAAACTCCCGTGGAGTCAGTTCGCTGCTGACCGTTTGGCGACTTCCCTGCGTTATTTAACGCATTTGCATTTTCGGGGTGTCGAGGACAAATTGAAATGCTTTTATCATAAAGCCAGATGCAAGGCGGTCTATGGAACAGAGCTTAGTTCATGCTCTCCCGACCTTAAATACTTTCTTGTGTCTGGCTTCTACATAGGCAGGATAGTCTGCCTAAATTAAAATGGGAGGTCAAATACTATGGAAAGAAAAATCAAGCGTGGCGAAATCTACTACACAAATCTAAATCCTGTTATCGGCTCAGAGCAAGGAGGTTTGAGACCTGTACTCATTATTTCCAACGATATAGGAAACAAGTACAGCCCAACAGTAATTATCGCACCTATTACAAGTCGAGTACACACAAAGGCAAAATTACCCACACATACTGATATAATAGATATGAAAGAACTTGGAAAAGACTCTATCGTTTTGCTTGAACAAATCCGTACAATTGATAAACAGCGGTTACAAGATTATATTGGCATACTTCCTACAGATACAATGGCAAGGGTTGATAAAGCTCTTGCCATTAGTCTTGCCTTTTAATGATAGAAAGCGAGGTTGAAATGGAAAAAGACAAAGATAATAAGTTTACACATTATAGTTTACAATTTGCATGTTTGCAAAAGTTAAAGAAAAAAAGTTTAATTACGGTAGATGAGTATGAAGCCATAAAAAAAAGAATAATGAGCGATTATCATATCGTTTCAATCCTTGTAGCTTAAACTCAGAAAAAAATTATTTAAAATGGAGGAAATATGCATGTATGAAGTAGAAGTAATTAAAGCAAATAATAATGAAAATCATATTCGAGGGAGAAAAATTGATGTATTAAGGGTCGCAGCCTATTGTCGGGTCAGTACAGATAGCGAAGACCAGCTTAGCAGTTACAAATCACAGGTCATGTATTATACCGATATGATTAAAAAGAAAAGCGAATGGACTCTGGCAGATATATACGCTGATGAAGCTATTACAGGTACTCAGGTAACGAAAAGAGAAGATTTTCAAAGGATGATAAATGATTGTATGAACGGTGATATAGACATGGTAATAACAAAATCCATTTCAAGATTTGCCAGAAATACTCTGGATACTTTGAAATACGTCCGTATGCTAAAGGAAAAGAATATCGCAGTGTTTTTTGAAGATGAAAAAATTAATACACTGACTATGGATGGAGAATTATTATTAGTGGTACTTAGCTCAGTTGCACAGCAAGAGGTAGAAAACATTTCTGCCAATGTAAAAAAGGGCTTAAAAATGAAGATGAAACGTGGCGAGCTTGTCGGCTTTCAAGGTTGCTTAGGATATGATTATCATAAGGATACGAAAAGTATATCAGTTAATGAAAAGGAAGCGGAAATTGTTCGCTATATATTCAATAGATATATTGAGGGGGCAGGCTGCACAGTTATAGGTAATGAGTTGGAAAACCTTGGTTATATAACAAAATATGGTGGAAAGCGATGGATGCAGTCAACAGTAATCGGGATTATTAAGAATGAAAAATACAAAGGTGATTTGCTGCTGGGAAAAACCTTTACCGTAGACCCTATTTCAAAAAGACGGTTAGAAAATTTTGGTGAAGAAGATAAATTTTATATCCGTGATCATCATGAGCCGATTATCAGCGAGGAAATTTTTATTGAGGCTCAAAAGATATTGGCTATGAGAAATGTCAATCGTGGCGTTCATAAGGAAGGACAAAAACGTAATAAGTTCAGCAGAAAATACGCTTTCAGTTGTATGATTAAATGTGCCTTTTGTGGCGGTACATTGACACGTAGAAGCTGGCACAGTAGTTCTCAATATAATAAGATTATTTGGCAATGTGTAGCTGCAACAAAAAATGGGAAAAAATATTGTCCTCATTCAAAAGGAATTCCAGAGGAGGTTATTGAAAAAGCTTTCGTTAAGAGCTATCAATTGCTTTGCAGTGATAAGAAGGACGTTATGGAAGAATTTCTTGAAAAAGTAGAATCTGTAATTAAAGAAGATGCTTCAACTAAAAGATTACCAAAGTTGGAAAAAGATATAGCTGATATAAGTAGACGAAAGGAAAAGCTACTCGATTTAAGATTAGAAAACAAAATTGATAATGATGACTATGATAAAAAGAGCCGAGAGTTATCAGGCACACTGGACAAATTGAATGAAGAGCAAAAAGAATTGCTTTCTTTAAACAAAAATCAAGAAAGTACAGTAGCACGCATAAAAGGGTTTCGCAAGATATTGGCGTCTGGAGAAATATTAGAGGAATTTGATAGAGTCGTTTTTGAAAGTGTAATTGAAAAAATCATCATTGGAGGTTATAATGATGATGGTGTGGAAGACCCGTTAAAGATAACGTTTGTATATAAAACAGGTATCCACTCAGAACTTAATGGAAGAAATTTTAAACCCCAGCGTAGAAACGCTGCGGGTATACATATCGGTGAAGAATTGTGTTCCCATGCAAGTAACGAGGGTGAAAAATTGTATCTACATAGTACCCACGACACA